TTATACCTGCAATTCCTCACGGATTGCTTTTTGTAATAGTTGGCTAAAATTGACTTTATTTTCTTTTCCAATCTCAACAAGCCAGCTTGGTAGTGTGACAGTCTTATTGACCACTTTAGAACGTTCACGCTCACGGACAAGTTCAGTATCAACAGAGATAGCCTGAATCACATCGTCATCGCTTGCTAGATTGCTTGCAAGTGCCTTAAATGATGATGGTTTAGGAAATTCTTTACCTTCGTCTTCAAACATGATGGTATAGATTTCAAGAACTTCACGAGCGTTGAAAATAGCTTCGCTTAGATTGTCCGCTTCGCTAAATGCTCCAGGGAAATCAGGGAAAGAAATGCTGTAGCCACCATTTTCCTTATCTGCTTCAAACAATGCTAAATAATTATATTTCATAGTGATAGATTAAGCCAATGATCAGAGTAACCCCTTTAGGGGTATGGGGAGGAGCGCCCTCACTCCCCATACAAGACTTTGAGAATGTTGCTTAGTGTGCCTGGTCTGTAATCCTTCTCTTTTGGTTTAGGTATCGTCACGATCCGTCCATCTGGATGTTTCCAAACCTCGTGAGACCCTTTGCCAAAGTTTGTTTTACTGAAACCTTGCTTCTTAGCAATCTTCTTAAGCTCTCGCTCTGTCATTGGCTTATCTCCTTTCCTTATCTTTAATTATATTATACACTTGTTTTTAACACTTGTCAACACAAAACACTCGTTTTTAACAAATATTTTTCGAAAAATATTCCATCAAAACAGACATTTTCAAAAATGTCCGTCACAATAGAAAATAGCCCCCAGCGATTGCTGAGGGCTTTGTTTGTGTATTAGACTGGTTTCTTTTCCAGCTTGTAAGTTTCACCATTGATGATGACTTCAATGCCATCAACCGTGATGTCGATGTGATCTTTGCTACCGACATCTGTGACGGTAGCAGTATCATACTTGGACAGTGTCCCATTTTCGGACTCAATGGCTTTCAATCGGCTTGAAGCTCCGACAATGTAGCTGTCAAATCCGCTAGCAGCATAATCATAGACTGCACCGCCAACTTTAAACATTCCTTTGACAGCTTCTGAGAAAGTCTTGGCTCCTGATACTTTGTAAGAGCCACCAGCTCTTAGCAGATAGAACCAATCTGTCAAGAACTCATCAACACTAGCATAGTGCATATAGTGACCGCCCTCATTGCTAGGACGTGATGAACCCTGTGTGACTGTCACACCGCTTGGACGGTTGCCTTGACCTGTCCAGGTCATGCCACCCCAATTGTTGTCTGCTTTACCAACTGCTGAAGTTCCCCAAAGGCCCTCATAGTGCAAAATGGTCAGGGCATAGCTTGGGAGGATGTCATGTTTTTTACAGTTGGCCAGAATCTTATCCAGAACCGCTTTTTTTAAGATAGCCCCATTGAAAGAGAGGTCGCCCTCTTCATTGTTTACTGTGGCATTTCCAGTTGGCTCAGTTTGGCTTGTTTTGGTTTCTGTGACCTGTTTTACCTCTGGACTCTTTAACGGTTCTGAGGGCTGTTTTTTGAGCAATTCAGACACACGTTTTTGCACAGCCTCATATTGGCTACCAAGTGACTTTTTACGAGCTTCGCCATTACCATGTTTGCCTTGGATTACCTCTTGAGCAAGCTCATCAATGCTCTTTTGACTTGACGTTGCTTTGCCATTGATAACTGCCATGACAGCCTCATATTGATTGCCAAGAGCTGCCTTGCGGGTATCTCCGTTGCCGTATTTTCCAGCCAATGTTTCCTGTACCAAGGTTTCAAGACTTTTACCCGATGTACTGGTTTGATTGGTCAAGCGGTACACGTAGCAATACATCCAACCACTAGCCTCAGCCGTCTGATTGTAGTTATCAACCGTAATGCCATTGCGAGCGTAGTTGCAGTGGATGATATTATCTGGATCAACGAAAATACCAGTATGACCACCAGCACCAGCAGAATGACCACGGCGACCCCAGATGAAGATATCCCCACGCTTAGCATCCCAATCAGTATTTTCTGCAATGAGCTTGTACCCATTTTTTATCAGCCAATCATGTTCGTACTCCGTATTGACTGCCCAGCCAGCTGAAATAGCTCCAGCGGACATCAGAGCGTAGTAAACCGAGCTAGAACAGTCAAAAGAGTTCGGACCGTTTCGGTAGTCCATTGAATAGGTCACACGGCCTTTGCGGTCACTCATCCAACGTAGAGCAGTTTCAATATTCACTCCCATAGTTACTCCTTCCAGGCATTGTTCATTTGTTTAACAGCAGACTCTACAAAGACGGTCAAATCTTCATCAGTCATGTGGATGTTGTATTTGGTTAGTTCATTTAAAATAGCTTTTTTAGCTTCAGCAAGTTTGTCTTTGCCCTTAAAGCCAGTTTCTGTAGAAACCTGTTCGACCGCATTGACTGCATTATAAGCCAAAATTTCAACGATTTTGATAGCCTTCTCGCCACCCTTCGCCACAATATAGCTCTTGATAGCACTAATAAGCGTACCTCCCAAAATTGTCAAAATCCCGAGGGCAGCACTGATAATGATTTCTGAAATGTTTGTCATGGTTATTCTCCTCTTTCAAAATTGTCCATGCGATCGTTCATTCGGACCAACTCTTTTTGCACATCTACCAAGGTGTCCGAAATTCTACCAAATTGTGTGTTAGTTGCATCTAAGTGAGCCAGCAATCGCTCTTCCCTCATTTTAGAGTCAGCTTTGGATTGGTCGTAAAATTCCATCAGTTTAGCTTCACGTCTGTTAGATGTCTTAATCAGATAACTAACAACAAGGAAAAATAAGATAATAAACAAAATAGCCCAGGCCACTTGGCTTTGAGCTATTCGTTCTGCGTGTTCGATTGGCAATAGAATTCCTCCTATTCTTTTGGCAATGTTGGATCTGTCCAGTCTGGATTTCCGTTTTCGTCAAACTGCATGATGTAGAACTCCTCATTGAAGAGATCAGCAACGTTGATTGTAGTTGTAGTCCCACCCCATTGGTTGAATGCCCATACAGTTTCAACTTCCACAAATTGACGACGGCCATTGACAATACCTGGTCGACGTTGGACATCACGGTACATATAAAAATCATTTGTCGCATTCTTGCAGCGAATAAATTCCCCATTGTCCTTCATGTACTGCAATGCAGTAGCGAGGTCAAATGGTTGAGTAGTTTCTTCGAGGTTAAGCAATGTGTTGTTTGTAGTTTCAGTCATGATTATTCTCCTTCAATGATTTCTGGTTTAGTTTGTTCGTCGAGTAGAGCTTCCAATTCAGAAACTCGCTCTTGCAATTGATTGTTTTGTTGAGACAAGACCTGTTTATCTTGTTCAACAGCTGTCAACTGGACAGCTAGCAGATTCTTTGTCGTTGATTCTTCTGCTAGCTTGCTTGTTAATTCATCGATCGTCAAGCGTATAGCTTGGATGAGTTGTTGTTCTTGAGTCATATTATTCCTTTCTAGTTTAAAATCCATTAGGGTAGTAAGTATAAGAATCAGCATTTGGACCTTTTGAGAAGTTTCCATTGAAAGCATTGAGGATGTCACGTAATGATGAATAGGTTCCGTTTCCTTTCATAATCCACACATCTCCAACCTCAATTCGACTGTTCCGCTCTGCTGCTCTATTGTGAGGTGCAATTCTTAGACCAGAATCAAGAGTTTTCACATCCCAACCATCAGGATTATCAAAAGCAGAGCTTGCCAATCTGATTTCATCTCCAACTAAGTCCAATGAATCTATATTTGAACCATTCCAAGCACGAATACCGACAAATCCACCGTCATTTGACGATTCAGAATTCCAACGGTTGGATCCAATTACGGTCACTCCTGCATTCCCTTTGCCAGAAACCGTACCTGTTGCAAACTTAACAAACTGGGTAGGATAGCCAGTTAAAACACGCTTGAGTGCTGCTTGGTCTGTGTAGTACATAATTTGACCAGCATTTAGGTTGACTTGCATTGCTCCGTTTGTTGCCGTCAGGATTCCACCTGAAATCTGACTAGCAGACATGGTCACTGCTTGAACCTGGGTGATGAAAGCTGACTTGGTAAAGAGTTGTTTTAGATAAGCGTCATTTGCCATGAACTTAGTAAAGAAAGCTTGGTCAACCTTTAACTTGTCCGCTGTGATTGCTTGAGAGTCAATAACGTTTGCATTTAATTTAGCAAAGGTACCATCTGCAACAAAGAGCGTTCCAAACTTACCATCAATCGCTTGAATTTCATCAGCCAAGGTCTTGCCCTTCAAACGTATTTTAGCCGCTTCAAGCAAAAATGAATTAGATGATAGATTGGCTTGTGACAAGATATCACCAGAGCTATTCAAGTTCTGTACAGACCATGACCCTGCAAGAGTACTAACTTGGGTCGATACCGCTTGAAGAGCGGTATCTCCATCTTCTGGGGCTGGCGACCAATCGGAAAACATATCGCTCACTTCAAGTTGTGCACGTTCAATAGTGTGCACTCGTCCTCTATCCAACGCTCTATCAAATCTGATGAAAATTTGGCTAGCATCAAAATCTGACGGCATTGTACCAAATGTAAACTCATATTTTACTGGTCTAGTTGACCCAGCTGGGTATGTAATTGTTCCGATTTGATACCAAGGTGATTTTCTAAAATGTACTGGAAATGTTCTTGAAGTAGAATAGGCAACACTTGATTGATAATAAAGAGATAACCTGATTTTTTGTTTTTTATAAACATCATCATGCTTCCAAAAATCGGCCGATATGTTAATAGGTGTGTCCCATGCACCTGTGTCTGTAACACTAGTCATATTTATTGTTGTTGCTTTTGAATCCAGTAAATAGTTTCTATTTCCTGACTTCAAGTTGTTGACCCTAGTGACAAGCCCTTGAGCAGTTTGAATTACCTGCGATAGAGAATTCCCTTGCTCACCAATTGTCCGTGTATGGCTATCAACAGTATCTTTGACCTCATTATATTTGACCTCGGTCACAAAATCATCAAGACATGCTTCCCATTTTCTGGATGTCCTGCCTTCTACTAGCATAACCTCACCAAAAAACATTACAGCCATTTGACCATCGCTTGACCCATTGTTGTCAAATCTGATGTAAGCTTCATCGTTTTCTCCACTATTAAATGTTACTGAAATATATTCTGCGTTAGTTGATGAAAACCGCCTTGCAGAAATAATCAAATTTGTTGAAGTGAAGTCTTGGCTTTCTCCTGTTTTTCTACCCAAAAACCAAACATCTGAACTTTTTACTCTACTAGCTGAGAAGCCAATAAAGCTCAGTGTATAGTCCGTGTTCCTCTTTACTAAAAATCTATTCGATCCAGATGTTACTTCATTTGCTGAAGCTGTCTCAAGTAAGAATAAGGTTTTTCGTGAGTTGAAATAAAAACCATGAGTAGCTAGTTTTGAGCCTGGCCAAGGGACGGTAGGGAAAGCACCATTCCTGATGAGATTTCCTCCGCTAAAATCGGTTGGAATCAATGCCTTCGTTTCGGTTATTGATCTACTGAAACTATCTGTGGTTTCTCTAACTAGATTCTGCACTGTGGTAGACAAAGCATAAGGTTGCAATGCACTGTTGGTAATGTAGCCGCGACCAGTAATATTACTATCAACATCAGACTTGGTCTGATATCCTTTACTAGTTATCGCTGTATTTACTTGCGATGCAGTTTGATAGCCTTTACCTACAATAGCTGCATCTACCTGAGTGCTGGTCAACCGTTGTTCAATTAAACCAGCTTGGGTTCTAATTGTGGTTTCAGCACTTGTTAGTCGCTGGTCAACAGCGTTGAAATCACTCTGAGAGACTTTGGTAGCAACTGCATCAGATGTGACTTTCAATTCAGCTTTTGTAGTCCTAATTGAATCAGCATTAGCATTCGCTTTAGACAAGGCACTATCAGCGGTGGTTTTCACTCCGTCTACATAAGTCTTTTCCGCTTTAAGAGCAATAGCAGAATGGTTTTGACTAATGGACGTTCCTTGGCTATCAACTGTCCGTTTTAGATTGTCAAAAGTTGTTTGAGAAACCTTGCTCGAAACATCATTGACCAGTTGCCTAATATTTGTTTCAGCAGCAGTCACTTTTCCTTGGGTCTCTGTTAACCTAATTGACAATTGTTCTTGACCTTCTGCTGTCTGATTGATTATCGTCCTAACGGAGCTGATATCATTCACTAGATCTTCTGTAGCCTGCGTCCACAATTCGGTCAACTCAGATAGATAAAGAGTCATTTGCTCAATTTTCACATTTGTTGCAAGCGGGAAAGTATTATTAAATCGAATAAATATATTGTCTGTAAAATACGTTTCTGATGCACTGCTTAAGTCAAACAGCAAGTCAAAATGTTGCTTCCTTGTTGTATTCCCTTTGAACGTAATTCCTCCAGGATGATACCATGGACTAGATGAAAAATGAACATTTGTTGAAATATCTCTGGGCAATGCAGGATTGAAAGTAACATCAAAGCTTACTCTAACCATGTTACGTTCAAACCGTCTTAAATTTTTCCAAAAATCATCAACAATAAAAAATCGTACATCTTGAGTAGTGACAGAAGTAACTACATAATCATATAATTTAGAGTTCTTTATATAGTTGCGACTTCCTGCGTGTTGTGGTATCTTCGCCACCGTCTCACTTATCTCAGTCGTTATCCTGTTGCCAAGCTGTGTGATAGAACTTTCAGCTGTTGAGATACGCTGTTTCGCTTGGTCAAAATCGCTAGTTTTGACACGTTGAGAAATCTGATCAGCTTGTACTTGTATCATAGCCTCGGCCGACGATACACGACCAGTCAGCGTATCAACAGTTTCCCTAGTAGCAAGCAACTTGATAGCTTCCTTGGTTTGGCTCAAATCTGTAGATATATTAGATATCTGTCCAGATAATAAGCTTTTGGCAGTTTCAACCAGTCTAGTTGCTTCTGATATTGCTTGACTCTTAGCTGTTGCCAACTTTGTTTCCGTAGCCTGCCTTGCGACTGTGTCAAGCCGTGTTGCTTCAGCGATTGCCTCGTTTTTATACTGAATAGCTTTTGATAGAGCATTAGCTGCATCTGCTTTTGCTTGATTGCCAATATTTTTGGCATCAGTAGCTAAAATGGTATTAGCTTGAGCCTTGGCCAAGATATCAGCTATCTGCTGACTCTGACTTTGTTTAGTTGCCTGATACTCGTGTTCAAAAGTATCAAATTCCTGACTAATCTCAGTCTTTATCTGATCCGCATAGCGTTCAGCCTCTGCCTTCGACTGCTCGATACCGTCGTTGATTTCCTCAACTCGCTTTTCAAACTCAGCGTCAAAGGCTTGGTTGGCATTCCTGATAGCTCGTTCAATGGCTACTTCTTGAGCGTTTCGATTAGCACTCAAAATCACATCAGCAGCATTAGACACCCCACTAGATACACCAGAACCTCCAACCCCAGGCTTATCATCAAACGTGATAGAGATATACTCTTCTGTCAAAGCGTTGAATTCATAAGCGATAGCCTTCTTGTAAATATCAACGCTGTGCTTCTTGCTCTTGATGTTGACTGTATCACCCAGATGGATAACTTGACCATCAAGCTCATAAGCCTCAATCTCAATGGCATCGGATATCTTATCAATACCCTCGTTCTTAAACTTAGCTTCAGCCCATTTTCTCAGCTCATCCACTGTCTTAGCGTTATTATTCTCATAATCTTTTTCGTTGATGTATGGATAATTGCTGATAAGTGGACTATCAACTGTCACGGTGATGGTTGTTTCTTCCTCGGCACCTTCTGCCTTAAAAGTTGACTTAGCGTGTATCCTAGTGACCACGCTTTGAGAGTTCTTGGTCCGTTGATAAGACTTGAGGTTTCTATGTGTTGTGATAACTACCCCACGATCAGCCCCACGGCTACGCTTAATTGACATGGCAAAGTTATCACGAACAAGCTCGCCTTCCCACGTTCCAACGATACTGTGCTTACCGTCCAGTAATACTGAGTAAAGAGTCTCTGTTTCAGTCGTGTTAAAGGTCCGACTATCCATGATGTCACTTGTAAACGAAAAAATTCCAAGATCCGTCTTGGCATTTTGGACCATTTGAGACAGAGCCATAGCACAGCCTTGCCCGACCACGCTCACAGGCCTGATTGACCGTTGCATGACATCATCAGAGATATGATAGGCTGTGATGTCCAGACTATCATCATTTTCTACAGGCTTTTTTATCCTAAAAAGCTGTGGACCGAGGACAGGGGTTGGAGCTTTTATCAGCATATCCTCTTTGATAAGCTGATAGATACCTGAGTCAGTGATAGGATAGCGAACAGTTATGTAGAAATCACCGTTGGTTTCTTCTTTGACAATAGCAGAGCTAGCTTCATGTAGCGGAATACCATTCCATTTTACTGTCTTGACATCCTTATCAAGTAAATAAAGCAACTATGCCCACCCCCAAACTGTTTCAAATTTTAATGACGTTATACCTGGTCCCAAAACCACACCAACATTCTGTCCCTTAGCTGTATCAATTGTGATGAAATCGCCAGACCATTTGATGAGCTTGCCAGTAGCTGTCTTAAAACTAGGATTGTCAGGATCATTGACCATCACAAGCGATTCTGAGAGCTTTTCAAGCTTAATGACTTGACTGCCAATCGTAAACGATGTCTCAGAAGCACTCTGACCGACAACTGTTATCTTCGGAAATGCCAAAGCAGACCCTTGCACCCTCAACACCCCATTCCCAGTCAAAGTCTGGGTATCTGTGGTCTTAAAAAATTTAGTAGGGTGGCAAGTAAAGGTAGCCTTGGTTACATAAAGACCAGGTTTCTCTTGTTCGACATCCGTGACACTGACCTTGTAGCACCAAAGCCTTGTTGTCTTCACACGCTCATTCTCAAACCAAAACTTTTCACGGATAAATAAGCTCATAAACTTATTCAACTGTTCCTCTGTTGGCTTGACAAGATAGATTGTGTAAGATTTTTCAATCAACCTACGGTGCTTGTTGGTCTGCACAATCGCTCCACTGATACCGTCATGCTCCAACAGGTTAGTCTTGCTGTCTCCCAACGTGACAGAAGGGGACTCATGCACAATCACTTTGAAAGGAAAAGACGATGTCTTCACACCGTCAATCACCAATTCGTTATGTCTAATCATGTTTACCCTCCTCTCAATTGTGTTTTACGTTGTAGCTCATCTGCGATACGCTGAGCGACTTGATTGGCAATCTTCGTGATATCAGCTTCTTCACGGACAACATTGCCTGTGATGGTGATGTTGATGGTTGATGTGCTACCTCCCATTGTCTGAGCGATACCACGACCAATGGCTCCGAGCGTCTTATCATTAAGCGGTAAGATAGCTTCATTGCCTGCCTCACCACCAACCATGAGATTATTGCCGTTCATGCCAAATGCCGTCGGCTTGGTCAAAATACCACCCTTGGCATACCATTCAATACCGATTTTCGGCACTCCACCTTTCAACCAATCCAAAGGGTTAGCTGAGCCAGAGATACTAAAATGCGGCAAAGGAATGTGTGGCCAACGGATTTGAAAGTTGAACAAGCCCTTGATAGCATTGATAGCATTTGAAACAGCATCTCTTGCACCATTGATGGCATTGGAAATACTATTCTTGATACCATTCCAGATATTAGAAACTGTACTTGATATCCCGTTTAAGATGTTGCTGACGGTTCCTGAGATAGAATTCCAAATGTTTGAAATCGTTCCAGATATACCACTCATCACATTTCCGATATAAGATTGAATAGCGGATAGGATTGTCTGGACAATGCTCTGAATGCCATTCCAGACGGTTGAGAATACACCTTTTATCGTTTCCCAAGCACCTGACCAGTTCCCGTTGATGATCTGCATGACTGCTGTGATAATGCCCAGGACAACGTTAATGGCTGTTTCAACAACAGTCTTGATAACTTCCCAAACAGTTGAGATGACCAATTGAATGTTGTTCCAACTAGCTTCAATAAGCGGACCAAGTATGCTCATGACAGTCTGAATGACGGATTGAATAGCATTCCAAATTGTCTCAGCGGTTGCTCGAATCAATTCCTGATTCTCTGCCCACCAGGTAGATAAGGTTCCCCAGATAGACATCACAAAATCAGATATTTGCTGAACAATCGTATTGATGACAGACATAATGGCATTCCATATCTCTGTAACAGCATTCCTGAAACCTTCGTTATGTGTCCATAGTTCTTTAATAGCAATGACGAATATTGCTATTGCGGCTGCTACTCCAACAACAACAGCGACAATAGGTAGGAATGATGCTATTAGTCCAAGTATCGTTGTTTGAGCTGCCATTGCCGCTGCTTGTAGTGCTAGAAAAATTGGTAGTAGTATCCCAATTGCAGTCATTACTAAACCAAACACTACAACAGCTTGTTTAATCGGCTCTGCTAACCCATTAAACCATTCAACCACGCTCTTCAATACATCAACTAACACTTCCATGATTGGAGCCAACACTTCTGATATAGCGTTTCCGATATCAGCCATGGCCAGTTTCGCTTCATTTTGAGCTGTGGTGAATCTATCTATCGGATCCAATGTTGCTTCGTACGTCGTACTGACAACTCCAGCAGCATTCTCAGCAGTTCCTGCCAAGTTTTCAAAAGAAAAAGCTCCACGTTTAATGGCATCAACCATTCTAGGTGCAGCTTTCGTACCAAACACTTCTGAAGCTATTGTAAGAGCATCTGTTTCAGATGTACTGGATTTGATTTTATCAATGGTTTCAGCAAGTCCCTCTTTCATGGTCTTGCCGTCTTTGGCATAATTGACTGCTGCTTTCGATAGAGTACCTAATGCAGCGGACGAATCCACACCAGCTTGCTCAAATTGCCCAATCAGAGCAACACCCTCATCAAATTCCAGTCCAAGAGCTTTGATTTGTGGTGCTCCATCAGTCGCTTTCTTCATCAAGTCATCAACTGATACACCTGTCAACTGAGCAACATACGTTGTAGAGTCTAGGACATCGCTCAACCAATCAACCGAAAGCCCGTAGGCTTCTAAGGCTCGCTTAGAATTGACCGTGCTTGCTGCAACATCAGTACCATTGATTTCAGCAAATTTAATCATATCCTCTGCCGTTAATTGCAGAGCTTCACCCATCAACTGAAATTGAGTATTGACTTCACCAACAGCACTGCCAGCAGTTTCAAAATCCGTTGGAATTGAGGTCGCTATATTTTCAGCTATCCCAATCATCTCATCCAGAGCCTGTCCTGTTGTGCCAGTCTTAGTGATGATAGTGTCCATACCAGCATCGACTTCTCTGAAAGCTTCCAGTGCATTCTGCCCAAGCTCTATCAACTTGTCACTGACTTGACTTAGCTTATCACTGAAATCCATGAGTAAGTCAGCTTTGAGTAATTGGTTTGTTTCTGATAAGTCTGACTTAACACTAGCACTAGCACCAGTCATTCCATTCATTTCAGACTGCAACCCATTGAATGCTGCCTTGGTTTCGTTCAAGGATTTCTCTAGTTTGTTTGCTTCAGTGGAGTTCTCACCGTACTCACTCTTCGTCAGTTCCAACTGTCGCTCAAGGTTCGAGATCTGTTTTTCCACAATCTCGGATTGAGCAGCAATCTTCTTCTGAGCCAGGGCGACTTTTTCAGATTCAGAAGCGTTCTGACCGAGCTCACTCTCTTGTAGTTTGAAAGCACTGGTCACTTTGTCCATTTCGGATGCTAACTGGCTCTGCTCACTCTGTAGGTTATTCAGTTGGCTGACATTAGTTTCTACAGCTTGACCATTATTGGCCAGAGCTCGATTGACATTTTCAAGCTTATTCTCATAACCCTTGAGGACATTTTGAGTAGTTTCCAGTTCACGTTGGAAAGCACGGTACTGATCAGCTCCGATATCTCCATTCTGGAATTGCTTCTCAACCTGTGCTTGAGCTTGTCTCAGAGTTTCAAGCTTCTCCTTGGTATTGGATACCTGCTGTTGTAAGACTTCCTGTTTCTGGGTCAGCAAGGTTACATTGCCAGTATCAAACTTCAAAGCCTTATCAATCTGTCTCAGTTCCTTGGTTGCTTCAGTAGCATTCTTGTTGACATCTTTCAGAGCCTTCTGCAAGGGTTGCGTGTCGCCATCAATTTCAATCTTAATCCCTTTGATGTTACTTGCCATTTGTTTCCTCCTTTCTTTTGAAGATTGCCGACCCACCCACCTCAAACGAAAAATAGCAGAGCTTACAAGCTCATCTATGACCGAAAGTCCACTTATTACAGGGAACTTGACCTTAGAATCACTCTCTCAGCACTGCTAATTTCTTAAAAGTTGTCAAAATCTTCTTGAGTAGCTTTTCTTTCGCCATCATTATCTTTACTGCGTAAATTCACATAATCCGTCTGATAATCCAGAGCCATTCCGATTGAAATATGCTTCAAGTCATCAATGGATAAACCTGTCTCCTTACAACAAGAGAGATAGGATTCTACTGTAAAGATTTCATCGCTTGCAGATTCTGACGAGTCTGTTTCTTTTTTGTCTGCATACTCGCATTCAACATTTCCATCAGGTCTTGTCCGATTTCTTGGACAGGAAATTCTTCCATTTCCATGAAGAATTGAGCATAAGGCTTGATACGAGGGTTGGCAGACTTGGCAAAGGTCCAGAAAAGACGGTTGAAGAAAGTCATATCAAAGTCAGCAAGGGCCGACATATCAATGTCACTTGCTTGTAATTCCTGACCAGGTTCCAACTTATCAAGTTTAGACAAGAGCGCCTGACTGTTCAGCATTGAAAATAGATCCTGGAAATAGTCCTTACCAAACTCTTCCTTGTAAGCAATCGGAGTATAACCATTTGTGGCTAATTCATACTCCTGATCACCAATCGGAATGATTTTACGCATGCAAGACCTCCTTATCCACCAACAGCGGCTGGCTCATAGACTTTCTTGAACCAATTATCATAGACTTCCTTCTTGTCTGCCGAAGTGACAGAGCGTTTAATGACGCTATCAAGTGGACGTGGGCTAGCATTGAAAGTTAGTTCTGGCTCATTAACACTTGTACCGCTCTTGGTCTTAGATCCAGTTGCGGGACGACTAGCAGAGCAGTAATAGAGCACATAACGGGTTTTATTCTTATCCCCTGAAAATTCGAACATCATAGCAAACGGTGTTGGCTCGGCATCGCCTTTCTCTGTCAACACCCCTGTCTCAGAGTCTTTGGTTTCGCCAAGGATTTTGGTAGCGAATTGTTCGATAATGTGTGCTACTTTCCACTTACCTTCGTAACCTTCATTAGCGTTCATGAAGTGATAAGCGATGTCATCAGCATTAACAGAACCTGATTCCCCTTTCGGTTCAAGAGTGATTTCCATTGCACCAGGGAAACGGAAAACATCTCCGTAAGTTAGTACCCCTGTCTCAGTACTAATATTAGTAATTGGTGCAATGTGTACATTTTTCAGACCATAGGTCACTTTATTTTCCATGTCATTCCTCCTCTAGTAGAGATAGACTGTATAAGGCTTGACATAAAGCCTTTCAGTCTCAATAAAAGTTTCTTCTTGAGCTTCAAAAAAGAGCTCATGGTTAGACCATAGCTCTTCCAAACGCTCCTCCAAATCCTCATCCTTTCTCTCAAATGCCAACTCAACAACCACTGACTTAATCTCATGGTTCCTTGTATTGTCAGCAGAATTGACAATAGGATTAGATTCGAAATACACAAGGTAAGGCATATCAGGAACGTTCCCTTCTTGATATGCTCGATAGGTTACAGGCAACCCAGCCTGTTCTAAGATATCTGCAAATTCTGATAGCTTCATCGACCAAGCTCCTTAATCCGTTTTTCAAAGTTTTCTTTGACCTTTTCCTCAACAGGTTTGATATGAGGTTGTGCTTTACTACGACCACCGTTTCGTAACAAATGACTGTTCTCTAGTAAGTGAGTAAGTCGGTAAGTTGGTGCAGCATTATGGACCACATACGACCCCTTAGCGTTCTTCTTAAACCGCCAATTCCTAGCATACTTTCCATACCTTTTAGGACTAGTCACTTTCAGTTCGTCCACGGCTTCACTGGCCACATCTTCAGCAATAAGATCAACTTCATCTTCTATCTCAGACGAATACTCAGCTAAAGCTTTAGCAATCTCATTGGCTAAGTCTTTACTCATGATAGCTTCTCCGTCAAGGTTAATTCAAGGGTTTCAATGTCAACAGGATAGGTCTTAAGGATGCGGTATCTTTCCCCTTCGAATTCAGCCAACTCTTGATTGTCGTATTCAAAACTATGAATATCAACTACTAGACTTGGACGAATGCCTGACTTATTGGCTTGGTAAAACTCTGACCTGGTAATTGACTTCTTGCGACACAGCAGAACAGTTTTGACTTCCTCAGTGATGTTCTGCTTCAACTTGTCTTTCCCAGTGATTCTCTTTGCTATCAGAGTGATTTCATGATTCCACATCGCTAGTCTCTCCTTTTGATGAAACTTGCAGATTGTGTAATCGCCATTGAAGGTGACGTGGCATATCCACCCCACCCTCGTAGCGATAAGCAGCAAAATCAACCACAAACATCTCATGATCAGCTCTTTTAGAATCCAATTCAACACCAAAAGTCTGTGTTAGTTCAGAAATAACGGCATCAAGAATTTTCTTCAACGGCTTATCCCTGAGAGTGGTTGAAATGCCTAGCTTCAGTTTAAGCAGTTCTAATAGCTGATCAGTGTCCATGACTATTCCTCTGCTTTCTTAGTGGTACGTTTCCGTTTTGGTTTTTCTACTGGTTCATCAGCAGGCTTATCACCTTCTGGAAACTCTGGCTCTTCTTCAGTAGATTTGTCATCTTCTGGAAGTTCTGGAGCCTCATCAACTGTAGTCAAAAAGATTGAGCCAGCTGAATTTGAGCCAGTCAGCAAACCTTGGATGAAATCATCCGAAGGTTTGTGACCAGCACGAGGGTAGGTTTCATCCAAAGCGTAATCATGTTTGTTTGGGTCTGTCAAGTCCTTGAAAGGACGAATAACTTTGTAAGCCATTGACTACCTCCTTACTGAACGGCATCGGTGTAAGTACCAAATACACCTGCATCAGCATCAGTCTTCTTAACATCAAAACGTAGGTATGAAGCAAGGTTCTTACCAAAACGATGATTGTCTTCCCACTGAACAGAGAGCTCCATACGATCAAACAAGGTCAAGAAGTAATGAATATCCCCGATAAAATATTTCATATCGCCTTCTGAACCGAACAGCTCGTCAGCGATAGGATAGATAGGCTTGCCTGAGAATGAGTAGCCTGTAGGTGATGTGATGTCTGGTTGCAGCATATAGCGACCTTCTTTGTCTTTGACTTTATCCAAAGCATTGAACATTGAGTCTGTAACGACAAGGACCTTGTTGTAGACTGATTTGATTTTGACATTCAAAATATCTTTAAGGCCGTCATATCCAGAAGCGTTGACAACGGTAGCAGTTTTCAAGATGTCTGCAACAAGGGCCAATTTTGTTTGCTCATCTTGATCTTGGATATCTTCCTGCATGATACCGATAAGGTCATATTGAGCGTCCTCAATAGCTTCACGAGAGAGTGGTAGTTCGCCACGATAAGTCTTGATTTTGTAATCAACTTCAGTGATCTTAGTTTTACCAAGTTCTGGGTTTTCTTCAAGTTCCCCAACTTCGACCATCTTACGATTAGACTTCTTGAGAACAGGATATGACCCCGAGCCGCTTGACACTTTCACCACATGGATGAGTTTGAGCAATGGATTCTGACGCTCAGGTTCTTTTTGTGGTTGCAAGACTTCTTTAGGGATAATAGCACCTACATCTGTTGTCTTAACTCCCTCACGCTTCTGCCCGATAGAGCGGACATAGGCAACAACTGCTTCACGTTTTTCCATTTTCTTCTTACCTCCACGGTCTTCGCCTCCTTCATAAGTAGGGGCTTTGCGGTTTTGTTCATCGATTTGCTTTTGAAGGTCCTCGATTTCCTTTTCCAATTCAGCCTTTTCAGCTTCTTTGGATTCCAGTTCTGCTTGAAGTTCCTCAAGAGTTTTCTCAACAGCTGACACTTCTTCCTCGGTCTCAGCACGTTCCAACTTCTCGGCTTCAAGAGCAGTACGTTTCTGCAAGTCCTTGATGGACTCTTCAAGTTCAACTACTTTCGTAGCTTTAGCTCGCATACGAGCACCAAAAATTAGAGCTTTATTCATAGCTTAAATTTCTCCTTTATTTCTTTTTTACGCTTATCAAGCATTTCACGATTTGCACGTAGTTGACATTCAAAGTCCTTCTGACGTGCAGCGATTTCCGTCTGTGGATATGCTGGGAAAGTACAAGGACTAACTTCAAAGATTTCAAGATCCAAGATAGTGTCCAGGTAAGAACCGTCATCACGCTCTTCCGTGTTGATTTTGATTGGGAAGAAGCCAAAACTACAACCAATCACATCCCCACGTTGAACACGAGCATAAGCACCGACCGCCTGTGGGTCATCCTTGTTGATGATAATATCGCCAAACAGACCAACATCATCAACACCGAGCCGCACTGTGCCATTTCCAGTCCGACCAAGTACCAAACTATGGTCATGGTTAAATAAAGCACGGATGTCAGCATCTTTAATAGCCTTCTCGACACCCTCACGCTTAATCACTTCAAAATAACCAGGCCAAAGTTCAGTCTCTTCATCAAACTTGATAAAGTAGCCACTCAAAATCAAATCGCCAGACTCTTGTTCTTCACGAGTTTGAAATTGTGTGGCCATGTAAGCCTTACGTTTCTGCATCGGTATTCCCTCCTTCCTTGTTTAATTTGCTCTGATTGCCTAACTCACCCTGCGGCAGATAGTTTTCAAGAACAATGATGTCATCCATTTCAGGATCAGGAGTCATGCCAACCCAATCTCTCCACTCGTTCCGACGCATAGCAGCACTGTTTGTCATCTGTTGAGCAACAGTTGACAACTCTGTAATATCGTAAGAATAGAGTGACCGTGGATTGAACTTGAAATAACGATTGCTAGATACTAGCAAATCCCTTGTCAATGTCTGAGTGATCGTTGTAGCAATGCTCATGACCGTTGTATTGACAAAGTTGTTGTATTCTTCCTTGTTGAAGTCTCCAACGCCCAGAATAAAAGCTGGCACTCCCAAAAGCCCAGCCACTGTCTTCTTGTCAATCTCAACCGATTCATTCAAAGCAATGTCTTTCAAGCTTAATGGCTTGACCTGTTGCACATCAATCAAAGCTTCAGGAATTATCCAAGGAGCTCCTGCCTGGCTAGTAGAAAGATACTTCTTAGCAATTCTGTCTCGTCCTTCCTCACTTGAAAGTTCTGCATCGGATGAATCAACTTTCACAATCAGACTTGGGATATTCTTGCCATTCATGAAACCTTTTTTGGTCTGAGTAGCCAAATTCAAGTTGCCAACAATGTCCTTCAAAGCCAACCGATACCCTGTTCCGACATAAGGGCTGTCTGGATCAGGGTTGATTGCAAAGTGGACAACATCATCAGGCTCGTATTCCCTACCCTTGTAGCAAATTACATAGTCTAAATCATTGGACTTAAAAGAGACCTCATCCATCGGGAAGGGTCTCAAGTTCAAAATATAGTCTGTCACAGGGTCATATTCGACATGAAGGACAGAATTACCGTCGCCATATAACAACAAGTCACGCACAATCTTGAATATCCAAGTCTTTCTGGTCATATGTGCACAAGGATTGATGTCAATCTTCCGAGCCAACCCATCTTTGATACGAATATCACCCTTGTCTGTGTTTTCCATCAGATGTATGGTCATATTCGACACCATATCAGCAATCTTGTTGACAGCCAATATCACATCAGGATTCCTGGCAAGTGGCACATAACCATCACCCTCAAAGATGATTCCAAAATCCGAATGACTAAGCATACTCACAGTTGACTGCGGCTTACTCCTCTTACGGAACCTATCAAAGAAACCCATTCTTTCTCACCTCCTTTCTAACCTAATCAAAGAATTGCATCACATTCTGGTTCTTACCAAGATTAGCAAGAGCCTGGATGCAAGCAAACACGCTGGCATCAAACAAGTCAATCCTTGCCGTACCACCGTCACCGTCTAACTTTTCATATTGCACCGCATCGTCCACCTTTTCGATTGCTCTGACATTGCTGACACAGTATTCATAGGCCTCAGAATGCAGATAATAAAACTCCTTATTCTTGACCTTGAACTCAATCCGTCTGAACCCTTCTGATTTCAGATAGAAAAGCTGTGGCTGGTCAATCATCTTGAACTTAGCCTTTTTCATCTTGCTCAAAAACTCACGACCAAACTTTCTATCCATACCGACAGCAGCAATCTTGAAGCCTTTCTGCCTCATCTCAATGAACCACTTCACAATATCGTCATAGAGGACTGTTGGAGTGTTGCTCATTGTCAACCAACCATCTGACTGCCACCCAAAAAGTGGAATACCATCATCATTGGCTTTCTTCTGAGCATTGACACGAGGAAAGAAAGCGTGAGTGATACAGATGTCAATGTCTTTCTCACCGTCATTGTAGATGCCGTAGAGTGCAGCAGCGGTCAAGTCATGCAAGCGTGACAAGTCCGCCCCACCGTACCACTTAATCGGCAAGCGTGCCAGCTCTTCCAAGCTCCAGTCATAACAATCATCACTAGCAATAAACTCATCAGGATTGAAGTAGGCATTCATGGAGTTAGTAAAGACATTCAAAGTCTTGTTGAAGAACTCATTCCTTGTCTGTGGATCATTCATGGCTTGTTCAGCCTCAGCTCTCAAAGCAGGCATGGACACCGTGACACCCCAAGACGGATTGGCCATCTTCAAAACATTGTCGTCCAGATAGTCTCCAACATCGCCATCAGTCGTCTGATTGGCTTTGCAGATGAAAATGAACAACGATTCATCACTGATTAACTGCTTGAGGACCTTCTGACAGTATTTCAGCCTGTTAGCAAGGAATCCTGTTGGAATATCCCCAGCCGTTGAGATAACAAAAAGCATACTGTTACGGTATGCCGACATTGTTTTCTTCATGAGACCATACTTTTTAGAATTTCGCATAGTGTGAGCTTCGTCAATAACAGTAACATTACCATTCAGAGAGTCTAAACGGCTCTCATCATTGGCTAAGGCCTGTATATAAAACGAACCATCATCCCCAAAATTAGCTGTGATAGAGTGTTCCTGGTTGTTGTCCTTGATACGAATAGACTTATCATTCCAACGCTCCACGTTGAACTTGATGAAGTTGAACGCTTCTAAGGCCTGCTTGACCGAATTTGCCACGATGTAGCATTTCGAACCACTATCAGCATCCAAAATCTGATAAAGCAGAGCAACAGCAGCAGTAAAACTGGTCTTACCGTTTTTCCGTGCTAGCATTATCAAGGCTTCTTTGAACCTACGCTCGTTCGTGCCAGTGTGATAGAACCCAAAGAGATTGACAACCGTAAAATGTTGCCACGGTTGCAAAATCAAAGGCTTGTTACGGATAGACATGGCAAACATGTCATCTCCTTGCTGATGAACAATTGAGTTCTCGATGAAGTGAACAGCAAAGTCCACTATATCCTCATCAAGTTCATAGGCTGGATTTTCCAAATCCCTCAAAAAGCGTTCAGCAGCCAAAATCCGTTCTTCGTTATGTTCCTCTTGATAGCTCAGGACATAATCAACATAGGCTTTAGCTTTTCCAAGATTGGTTGTAGCGTGGCGAAAATCGGCAAAACGTTTTTCAAAGTCTTTATCCATCTTTCACCCGCTTCTTTTTCAGTTCATCCTTGAACTTCATAACCTCTGTGAGTGGTGAACCTTTGTCCTGCTCGACCACCTCGCCCAATGATTTTGGGTTAAGCATAAGCTGGTTGGAATAGCTCAAGATGTCTTTTCTGAGTATTTCCATTGCTGTCAAGATTGGAACTTTACGCTCATTCTCAGCACCAGCCTTGTTGACATAGACATCTGTGACAGGGTAGCCCATATCAGCATAGTCTTGAGCTAGTTTCTGGTACTGAAACAACATCCCAGCAAAGATATCAATGATCATTTCAAATTCTTTTCGATAGGTGCCCAAGTCTTTCATCTGCTTGACCACTTTTGACTTGATTGACTTCACTGTAATTGGTTTAGCCAAAAACTAACCCCCTTTCACAAAATCGCTGAGTTTTTACCCCCTTTTTGTCTGACGGCTCCCGACTTGGAAAAAGTTCCCTTCACCGGTTCCCAGGTCGCTCAAGAATATTTCAAAAAGTGGGGGGGTATCCATAAAATTTTTGAAATTCCTTCTTTCTCTTTTTTTGCCAATAAATTCCCTGACCGACAACTTTGTCATTAACCCTGTCATGAAAAGTATTATGCTTGCGATTAGTTAACGCTAAACAATTCCATTCTACGAACTCGAGCTCAGGATATTCAGACACAGGAAAGATATGATGAATCATTTCAGCTGGTACTGACAAACCATATCTCAAACTTTCCTGACATAGGTAGTCGGACTTCCTCATCATCTTGTCGCGGAACTTTTCCCACTTCTTTGTCTTCAAGGATTGTCTGACTGGCTTGTAATAATGTGTCATACGTTCCTCCTTGTCAATGCAAAAAGGACAAGTCAACGACCTGTCCCTCTCATACAAGAAATCTATGGTACCATAATAAACTCTTTTTCGTGAGAAAACAAGTACCCTTTTTTCTCATTTTGAATCTTAGAAAAAAGTTTCCCACCTAACAAGAATTGATGTCACCAATAAATTATAATCTGTCTTTATCACTGTGTTTTGATATCCGACTATTTCAAAACCAATTCCTGGATTATTTTTGATGTCATTGTTTAGTTGGTCGATAGCGTTCAATCCATGTTGTCTATCCCGATATTCTTTTATCATTTTGTACCTCCAAAAACTATACCAATTTGTCCGTTGAGTTTGTCATACTGTATATTCTGTTAAACTCAGCGAAAGCCCTTGAACTGTTGGTATAATTGCACCTGTTAAGATTTTTATTTTTAAGTTTGACAACTTTTCAATATGACAAACTTAATAGCCAAAAAAATAAAAAGAGTCAGATTTTAAACTTAGCCATATTCTTCTTGAATGTGACTTGTTTGTCTCCAATGTAGATAAGCGTAGTTCGTTCTGACGAGTGGTTGAAGATAGTCATTAAGTCGTTAACTCCATCAAATTTTTGGTAATAGAAAAAGCCAAATGTTTTCCTGAGTGTATGTGCAGAAATATTGTCAATGTCTAGCTCTGCTCCAACGTGTTTCAGTATCTGGTCAAATCGCTGTCTGCTGATTGGCTTATTCTTCCCTTGTCTGCTCTTAAATACAAAGTGATTAAGAGGTTTCCCTTTAACAAAAGCACGCATGGATTTTTTGAGTTCTGGAGTCATTCTGACTTCACGTAGTTTCTGGGTCTTTCTTTCCCTGAGCTTTATATCCCAACCTTGCACATCCCTTACTCTTATGTTCAGGATATCTGTGATTCTGTACCCAGTATACAAAGCTGTTTCAAAGAGTAGGTAATACATCTCATTCCATTCTCTCAAATAGTCTTCGATTTCATGGATAACATCTCTATCGGTAATTGGATCCATTCTGTTCATGGTCTCACCTCCTTTCAGCTAAACGAAAAAGCCAGCCTTTATGACTGACTTTCTATGACTTCTGTTGAAACAACTCTTTCTTTAAAAGTTAAGGATATCTCCCAGAATGTTGACTGCGTTTTGTTTTCAGAAGTTCATGCTACAATAATAAATCGTTTTCTGTGAGAATACAAGGTACTTTTTTTCTCATTTTACAGCTCACCCTTCAATATTGCATATTGCTCCAAAATGATTCTCCTGCGACGGTAGATAGTAGCACGGCTCATGAACTTCTGGTCTGCGATTTCTTCCCAGCGTAGTTGTGGGTACTGCCAGCGTAGATTGAAGATTTCCTTGTCTTCGTCGATTAGGTTAGCGAGTAGCTTGTCCACAATCTCCTTGAAGCCTTCCAAGAACTTCAATGTCGGATCATCTGCGAGCTTGACCGCGATGGTTTCTGTAGGTTTGCTGATACCGATTGAAGGGCCGCCTTGGCTGTCTGGGTTTCTGGTACTTAGCTCCAGCCTGCGTAAATCTATAGTTCGCTGGATACCTCGGAACTTGAATAGTTCCTCGTCTAGCGTTTTGAGTTCTCTGTCGCTCAGTTTCTTCAATTGTCACCTCCAAATTCTTGAAAAATGCCACTAAGCCCTCAAGGACATTCCCTAAAGCTTTCCCAAATTCATAAAATACCTGGCTTATTGCATTCTGAATGTCTGCAAGTTGTTCTGGACTTAGTTTGGACAATTCCTGTTCCAACTGTTCCAGTTCTTGTTGTCGTGCTTGTTTAGCTTTCTTTTTCTTGATTCTTTTGTTCACCGTTCTGCTCCTTGTAACCAGATAGGTACTTGATGCACTCTGCGAAATAGGCACAGGCTACCCACACAATAAATGCGGTCAGAAATGGATGCTGTGCCATAAACTCGTAACCGTTCATCGATTTTCTCCTAATCTACCGTCTTGACTTCCAGTGGCAACCACATCTTCGGATTGAAGTTGATAGTGTAGTCGTAATTCGACACATCCTTTGTCTTCACATCCTGGACCACATAGGATACATTATCAGACAACCCAATGATATGCTTCTGATATTCCTCATCGGCAGTTTCGACCAAAATTTCCAGTTGATTATCTGTGGTATCCGCTACAATTGACATCCGACCGCTCATCTCGAACATCACATCATTTGTGATTGCATTCAAGACCGTTACCTTTCGTACTACATTGAAGTTGTCTGCTTCTTCCGATAAGTTGTGTCGAACAACATCAGCTTGATCAGAACATCCAACTAACATTCCAATTGCTCCAAAAGTTGTTAATACTAATTTAATTTTGTTTTTCATTCTCTTTTACCTCCGAATAATATTTATCACCTTTAGCCTTTACTTCTTGGAAATAGGCTCTGTAGCTTTCGTCTTGAATGTCATCAAGGTTGATTTGCTTTGCTACTTCATAGACTGGCACGTTATAGTCACAACAATGTAAATGCCACAACTGATTCTCCTGCAAAGTGTCTCGATTGAAACCGCATGAGCTTTGAGCTGCTGCAAAAATAAGTGCTGTCAATAACTCTTCATCAAGCTGAATTGTAATCATTTCGCCCTCCATTTTCTCGTGTTGGACCTTTTCTTGGATGTTTCCCTCGCTATTTCATCCCAGACATAGTCAGCATTTTCAAGCATGAGGTCCACGCATTTGTCTTTAAGAGTCTCAATGGCAACTTGGTCCTCTTCCTTCTCCCGATAACATGCTGCCAACTCCTTTTTAAGCTCAGCTATTTCCTCAGCATAGCGGTCTTCCGTGCTAATCACATTCGGGCTATCAAATGTAATAGTGTCGATTTTACAGCCTAACAGTGCTCGCAAGACCATTTCAACATCATCGACTACAACTCCAAGACCTGCTCTATTGAGATTGCTGGTGACTTCTTTCAAGTTACGGTTATTGATTGATATTGGATGAGGTATCGTGTAGCCCAATTGCTCAGCTTGCTGAAAAACGGCTTTTGCCATTTTGTTGTTTGCACAGATAATCTGATTACCTGTCGCATGACTTTCCAAAATAGCCATTGTAGTTTTGCCGAAACATCGGCCAAATCCAATAATTTTAGTCATTAAATCCTGTCCTCCATTCAATCCAATCATGTTTGATTTTGCCTGTAAGCAAGTTTCGATACATCGTGACTTTCGTGTGTGTACCATACTTTCCATTGACGATTGAAAAAGTCCTAGTCTTTTCAATTACCCATGGATCCTGAGAGTAGGGATAGCGGTTAGGTTTATTCATAATGTTCTCCTACTAAAACGGCAAGTCGTCATCTGTAATATCCATCGGCTGACCGCTGAAATTCGGTGGTATCTGCTCTTCCATACTGGAATAATTAGCACTATTGTCACGCTTCTCAAGCACCTGGAAACTTTCGGCAACTACTTCGGTTACATAAACCCGTTGCCCTTGCTGATTTTCATAGCTTCTGGTCTGAATTCGACCAGTAATACCAATCAAGTGACCTTTCTTAGTCCAGTTTGCCAAGTTTTCAGCTTGCTTGTTCCAAATGACGCAATTGACAAAATCAGCTTCACGGTCACCAGCTGCATTCTTAAAATTACGATTGACGGCCAGCGTGAATGCTCCTACTGCAACATTATTAGGTGTATAGCGTAGCTCAACATCTCTGGTCAATCGACCAATCAGTACAACATTATTGATCATCAGATACCCCCGTCAATTTATCAATTTCTTTTTTTGTTTCTTCTTGTTCTCGTTGCAACTTTTGAAGAGTGGCTAATTTTTTGCCTTGTTTGATTAAATCAAGATTGTTTAATTCCTTGATTTCTTTAGTTGCTCTATCTACTTTTCTCTTACAGTCGTCAAACCCATATCTCCACTCGGATTCGTCCCAGCCAAACATCCGACGTAATTCCCGCTTATAGCTTTCTTGTTTTCTGTCGATTTCTTTGATGGCTACCGCATAAACAATAATGAGGCCCAAGTGCAGTATGGCTGTTATGATGCTCAGGACAACAATTCCAATCATTAGATTATTCATTCTAATTCTCCACCTTCCTAAAAATATATTTATCAGCAAATTCTTTCTTGTAGCGACATTTGGTCACTCGCATTGCATCGTCTTTGTTGGTTGTTGGCACATTCGGATTGGCACTGTGCAGATATACTGGCACTGCTTGACCATCTTCAAGTGCCATAAATTCTTTAAATTCAAGGATACCTACTGTTCTGTGCATTTCTTTTCCTCTTCCTCAATCAACCAATCAAGGTTCTTTCTTGCTTTTTTCAGGTCTTCCAGACCATTTTTCTTTTGATAGCGTAGCTGATACTTCAAGGCATTACCGAGATGAAAACCTTTCAGCTGTTCTGGTGTCATGAAGTTTCTCAGCACATCAATTGACTCCATGCCATAGTTGCCTTGATAATGGCTTGGATTGTTCACGTTGTCATGAATAACCCTGAAACCAGTAAACTGACCTGCATCAGTCGGCATATTCAATCGTTTAGTCGTAAAATCACAATGTGTCATCAGCTCCCACGTCCTTTCAGAAATCCTGGTATTGGATCGCCTATGTTGATTTGGTCATATTGCTCTTTAGTGACCATAAATTTCCCATAGGCTCCAACCGTCACAATGTATCTGCTTTGGATAATTTCCTTGTCCGTCACAGTACCAACCATTTCAGCTCCCGCATTGTCCACTTGATAGACAATGATTTTGGGTTGCTCAATCTTTGCATCTAGCTTGTCAATCTTGTAGATGATCAGCAAAGGTGTCACGAGGATTGACAGTAAAATGCAAAAGTTACCGATACCTGTCAAAGTCTTCCTCACAAGTCCGCCTCCTTCACAAAAACTCCGTCAATCATCTTGCCTTTTCTGTCCTTAATTTCGTCATAAGCAATTTTTAGACAAGTGTCTGCCGTGGTGCAATTGTGGATAGCGACAGAATGGATGTTGCTATGTAGCATTATCAAATCTGGCTTGATAAGTGGTGTCTTGGTCTCATCATAAAAGATGTGCTTATGCAATTTATCAGCTAGATGACCGAGACTGACAACCATCAGCAACAGTTCCATTTCCTCTAGTGTTGCTCGAATATCTGCACCATTTTTGACTTGTAGCTCAAGACCCGTCAAGACAACCTGCATGTCACCCAGGGCATCCTTAATCAAATCAGACTTGCCTTTGGCAACTCCTTCAAATAGCTCTCCAGCTTCTTCCATCAATTTTTCAAATTGCTTGACTGGATTAGCTTCATGTAAATTACGGTCAATAAACCATTGTTCAACTTTTTCATCAAGTGTTTTAGTCATTTTGTTCTTTCTCCTTTTGTTTTTTAGCTTTACTTGAACGAATTCTCAATTCAATTCTCGTTAATGGAAATGACAGAATTAAAAGTCCGAAAACTAGCAGTTCCGTTATAAACAGCATAATGGTTGCATATATGTTTAATAATTTTCCGACTGGATAAAAAGTCTTAGAATCATATAGACACCAATCAAAGTATTTATCCCAGCCTTTTTTATTCTCAGGGAATATTTTCCAGAATAGCTTCTTCATTCTTACTCCTTGTCTTTTGTAACTGTAATCAAGTAATAACAATCAACTGCCCCATAATCAATCCTGATAGTATTTCCACTCATACTTTTACGAAAACGTGGATTGTTGATAGCTGATGATGTTTTTTGGTGTGCTTTGAGTGCATCGATAGCATCTTGGGCCTGAACAAAGTTTCCAAGATAATATCTGCGATGTCCATTGAAGATAAAATATAGCTCAATCATATAATTTAATAAAATCCTTATATACCTTGCTAAATATCTCAATCACAAGTTTTTGAGGTATATTTGACCTCTCATTGTATGACTTTGAAAAATGTCCCCATTCGATTTCCTGTTTAATGATTTCGTTTTTCAAATCTAAGTTGATATTGCTAGCAAACTTTGTAGGTTTTTGAAGTGGATAATCATAGTTGTTGTACCTTGTAATGTTTAGGTAAGGTAACTTAAATCCCATAACATCCTCAATGTACTTCCATAGCCGACCACTTGCAGGGTTTTCAATGATGAAATATCTAGGATTGTACCGCTTGATAATTTCAACAGTGTTGAAGGCACATAGTTCTCCATTGATACGTTTCATGAACTGCCTATCGTACTGATAATTGATATAAGCCTGTTCATAGTCGGACTTACTCCTGATTGTAAACATACTAGCCTCACGCTGTGGTACGAATAAACTATCTGAAAGGTCTTCTTGTTTCCAACAGGCATTTCCTTCATTCATGGCACTTGCGTTGGACCATGATTCGCATGGTGGACTTGCGATTATCAGGTCAGGTTTTGGTAATTTATCCAAAGTATCAAATAGAGTGTTGTCCCCAAAAAGCCTACCATAGTCAGCTAAATTCAAGTTGATAAAGTGGTTGTTCTTGTTTTCTATGTCTATCCCAATCGGATAGATATCAATGTTCGCCCCCCCTGAACGTTTAAGTGTAGCAGCTCCTTTTGTGTAGGAACCATTGCCACTATCAAAGAGAGCCCAAACTGTCATAGCTTCAATATCAATACCTCCTATCATCCATGTCCTTCGGATAGGCGAAGCTATTTCCGACCACACCTTCTAAAATCCGACTGGACAAGGCACCGTTACCATAATCATCTGCATACAAGGTTTTTATTTCCTTGCTGGTCAGATTCGTGTTGATGATCGTGTTGCTCCGTTTGTCCAAAATCTCATAGAGTATCTGATGTGTCCACTCGTTGTTGCGAGTGTCAGCCTTACGACTCTCTTTCCCAAGGTCGTCCAAAAAGAGAAAATCAACCTTGCTGAGTAATTCAATCATCTCAGCCTGTGAGTAGCCGTTGTCTGTGTGGAAACTCTCCTTGATTTTGGTAAAGAGAGTGACAAGTGATACAAAGAGCACCGACCTCGGATGTCCGTAAGCCTTGAATTGCTCATTCATGTACTTAGCCAATCCGTATGTCAGATGACTTTTACCAACTCCTGAAGGGCCTGTCACAATGGCATTCCCAAAACCCTCATGCCGATAAAATTGCTCAATCCTCTTGGCAAAATTGATAGCCTTTTGGTCAATGTCAGCCTTAATCTCATAGTTATCAAGGCTCTTGCTTTTCAGCTTGTCAGATACCAGGCTGTCTCTCTCAAAGACTGCGTAGGTATCAGCAAGCTTGTTGTTGACCTTGCTCTGACTGTTCAGCTTGCTTTCAAAGGTCTGGATTGCTGCCTTGGTACATTCTGGACATTGTTTGAGTTCTTCCAGCTGTCCCTTAAGCGGTACCTTGGTCAACCAAAGCTGACAACCGTGGACCTCACAGGTTTCGTCCAAGACCTGTCTAGTCTGAAAATTTTTGAATGGATTCATCTAAAAGCCCAACCTTTCGTCAACTTCTGTAGCATTGTTCTTTCTGCTTCTGGGTGGTTGCTGATTGATGTAGTTTTCAAACTTCGTCCCAAACAAAGTAACAGGTCTCAAGAACTTGGCAAACTCCGTTCCTTTCCATTCGCTAGTTTTAGTGTCAATAACCTGTTTGAAATCTTCAAGCGTGTAGCCTTCTTTCAACCTGGCATTGATATGTTTCTGTGTAGCTTGTGAGCCTGCAGTAAATCTAGTCCCAGCAACTTGATTAAGATAGAGAATCACTTCTGAAACAATATCTATATTATTACTCTTCTCAGTCTTATTCTTCTCAGTCTTATTTCCCTGTAAAATTTCCAGTTCTTGACCTGTATTTTCTACAGTTCCTAACTGTAAATTTTCCAGTTCCTGACCTGTACTTTTTACAGTTCCAGTAACTGCACTTAAATACAGTCTATTAGGCAGGTTGACGCCCTGGCGAACTTCTTTCAATAGCCCAATATTAGACAGTTCCTTTTTGATTTTGATGACTGTCTTCTCGCTTGCTGACAAATCAAGCATGAATTGCTCATTTGTGTAATATTGGAAAACTATACCGTCCGAGTCATACCATTTGTTTTTTAGAGACAACTGCAAGCGGTCATAGAGTAAGCCGTACATAAACTTGGCTGCCAAACTCAGTTGATTATACTTTTGATCGTGAATCAATGGCTTTGGTATTCGTATAAAAGCTATGTGACTTTCAACATCTGTCTTCCTAATCATCGCTTTCACTCCTTTCTTAATTTCTTGTGTTGTACCCATAGTCTGGATTTGTAGCATTGTATTCAGAGATATATTGGCTTTCTAAATTCAATAAATCTCTTTCAGTTCCATCTTTCAGTGTATCCAATACTTCATAAGTCCAATCTGTGATATTGCTCTCTTTCATAACTTCATGGAAATAGCTACCTGATTGAGCTTTGAAATGCTGGAACCAACGAAAAATTGGATGATTGATAGTTTTGCCAATGTAAACTTTTCCTGTTGCTTTATGAGTGATTTTGTAGATAAATCCAATCACCCCTCCGCTTTTGTAAGTCCGTTCATCCTCTGCTAACCTATTATCGTAAAAAGTTTCTTCATGCTCTAAGCAACAAAAATAATAGCCACTGTAGTTATTATTTTTAATATCAATACGATTAACAGGATTTTGACCACAAAATTTACAAGGGATTTGTTCTGTCCAAAACTTTTCCCAATATTCTCCAAGTTCATAAACATTGACATAGAACAACTCACCATTAACAGTCCTCTGAGGTACCTTCTCGGAAAAATATTCTGGATAATCCTCTTTAATTCTTGCCAAAACATCCCTTTTTGTGTCAATGTCAAAATACAGCCTACGTTCAACTTGTTCTGAATAAAAATCCTCTTTGTTTGATTTTCTGTGGTTTATTCGTACAAACCAGTTTGGCATCCTCATTCCTCCGCATTTGTAAATTTGGTGTATTCCTTGTGGAAGTACATCTTGACTGTCCCAAGGTCACCATGCCTGTTCTTCTTGATAATCAGCTCAGTCAAATTTTTTTCTGGCTGATCATCCTTTTTGTCCTGATAGTAATCATCACGATATAGAAAGGCGACGATATCAGCATCTTGCTCGATACTGCCCGACTCTCTCAAATCGCTCATGATTGGTCGTTTGTCCTGACGTTGCTCGACACTACGAGATAGCTGTGACAGAGCAATGACAGGCACTTTCAATTCCTTGGCGATAATCTTCAACTGACGGGAAATCTCAGACACTTCCTGTTGTCTATTGTCTGACCGTGACCCTTGTATCAATTGCAGATAGTCAATGACTATCAGGCCTAGCCCTCCTGTTGCTTGAGCTAGCTTTCTAGCTCGTGATCTGATTTCAGCTATTCTGATGCCAGCCGTATCATCGATGTAGATTGGTGCTTCTGCCAATTGACCTTGGGCATAAATCAATCGTTGCCATTCAATCGGTGTCAGCTTCCCTGTCCTGATGTGATAGTTCTCGATGGTGCCTTCAGCTGCAAGTATACGCTCTACCAAGCTCTCTGCACCCATTTCCAAAGAGAATATGGCCACAGGCTTGTTGGATTTGCAGGCTACATTCTGGGCAATGTTGAGGGCAAATGCCGTCTTACCCATTGCAGGTCTAGCCGCTAAGATAATCAACTGGTCCTCGTGCAATCCCGTTGTCAGCTTGTCAAAATCGGTAAATCCAGTAGCAATTCCCGTCACATCGCTTGAAACATTTGAGCGTTGCTCAATCTTGCTATGACTGTCTAAAATCACATCATAGATTGGCTTGAACCCTGTATTGTGATTTGAATTGCTAGCATTGACCAAGGCTTGTTCCGCCCTGGCTATCAGGTCGTTGGCAGACATTTCACCAGAATAAGCACCAGAAACTGTGTCTGAAAGATTGGCGATGACTTTCCTTAACAGAGCCTTCTCAGCAACTGTCTTAGTGTAAAATTCAGCGTTAGTACTGGTTGGCACTGCGTTGACAATCTCAGCAATGTAAGCCAATCCTCCAATGCCACTCAAGTCTCCCTGGTCTTCCAGAGCGGTCTTCATCGTGACGGCATCAATCGCCTGCCCCTTGTCTGACAAGGTCTGCATAGTCCGAAAGATGATCTGATGACCAGGTCTGTAGAAATCTTCTGGTTTTAGATGCTCAGCTACTAAGACAATTTTTTCTGGATCAATGAAGATAGACCCAAGGACTGCCTGCTCAGCCAAGACATCATGTGGTAGAGTTGCTATGTTGTCCATCCCTCTCCTCCCACATTTCAGCGTTGATGCCCTTATTAAACAAATCCTGTTGATAGACTCTGGCTTCTTGCCAAGTATCAAAAGATTTCTTGTAGTGGTACTTCCTGCGACCACATTTGTTTTTCTTCGCGACAATCCAGACCATAACTAGACCTCACGATTTGCCAGTGATTCTGCCTGGCACTTGTTAACTTTTTCTAAATGGTCAATCCGTCTATTTAGTTCTTTGATTAGCCTAGCCTTCCCAACACACTCCTGTGTTTTTAGATCAGCCAACTTCTTAAACTCCTTGACCCTGTACCTTTCATATGCAAGTTCACGTTCAAGTTCATATTGGCTTTGAGGGATATAGTCATTTTCCTCAAAGCTCAAAAACTTCTTCATCATATTCCAAAATTTCATATCATCCTCCGTAGTATGTCCGAATCTGTAAGTATCTCAAATTCCGTTCTGGTTGCTTTTCTTCAATCACAGGCTCTTTGACCTCTATTTCTATCTCAACAGGCTTTCGGATCAGCCAGATTAAGATTGGGGTCAAAATAGCAATAAATGCCAAACCTTGCTCAGTCGTCAACATCAATTCTTCTGTCATATCGCTGTCCTCTGCCAATTCTTGTGATACCATTCGATGACGGCATCGCGAGGGTACTTCTCGCGAGCGTTTGGAATGCGTGGGAAATCTTTGTGGCAGTTGAAGCGTTCATCAAAAGTACCAGTATCTTTTGTTCCTAAAAGCATCTCAGAACATTGTGACTTATTGAGTTCCATTGGAAACCGTCTTTTTTCGTCCATAACAACGTGCATGACCTTCAACGCTCTGTCCATTAGGGCTGATTCAAATTCATCAACCATTTGTAATAATCTGCTGTCCATGGTATAATCCTCTTGTATCTTTAGATTTGAGCCTGATTGCCGTCAGGCTTTTTTGCGTTGCTCCAGTATTCGTCCAAGTTAACGGACATTACTGCTGCCAGATTTTTCTGTTCTGTTCGGATTTGTGCCCTATACGGTGCAAGACCTGCATCGCGTTCTTCCTTGTTTCGTGGCATATAATAACCATTCGGCTTATTCTTTTTAGCCACGATAGGCTGACGAAAGGTAACTCTCAGGCTTTCAATTATTTCCTCAAGTTTTCGCTTGCTTAATCCTAGGTCCTGTCTCAGTTCCCTTGCTTGAATCGGCAAGTCAAAGCTAGCTCCGTTTTTGATGGCATTGAGTACCTTGATTTCGATTTCTGTCATGTCTCTGATAAAGTTCATCAATCTTCCTCCAACCTCGTCCAGCTCTCATCAATGTGTAACACATCAGATACCTTATTTTTGAGTTTGTCGCTCCCTTTTCCGTATTTCAGCAATTCTGAGATAGTTGCCTTGGCAACACCACAAGCACGAGCAAGATGTGTCTGAGTCATTTGTTCTTCTTGTAATCTCTCTTTCACTATTTGAATCCATTTTTTATGTTGTTGGCTCATAATTTTCCTTTCTTAAATTTGGTATAATAGACTTGAAATCTTTAATGAAAGGAGGTCAAGTCATGAATAAATTAGACAATAGCAAACTAACGAACGATGCAAAGTTTTTGATTTCTTCGATGTACGCTGAATACATCAAAAGAAGAAGGGAACAAATTCGTAAATCTCAAGCCAGAAACTTCCACAACATTGATTTTCTTAAAACTAACATCATGCCTGAATGGTCAAAAGAAGATATACTAGACACCTGTTTTGAACTAAGAAAATATGGTTATGTCGAAGGAACTTTGGCAGATAATACTTTCTATACGCTTTACATCACGACAGAAGCAATTTCTGAACTTGAGACTGATTTCAAAGATACTATTGACACCGTTCTTGATTATGCTGCCAAGATTAAAAACGCTATTCCTTTTCTTTAATTCCAAAGGGATTAGACTTTAATTCATGCAAGGTTGTCTCAATATGGTCTAAATGTTGTTTCAATTCATCCCTTGCTACCCTTGATGCCTTGAATTCAGTCGCAATGATTTCAAGGCTTTTTGCTATCCGTTCAAAGATAGATTTCATCATTCTTCCTCCTTTTATTAATTTTGCTAAAAAGTTAGCGAACTTCTTGACAATTATAAATAAATTTATTAAAATCAAACCATAGAGAAAAGACCCACTAAAAAGCAAGTTATTCCCTTGAAAAAACGGACGCCAATCAGTTTTTAAGGTTTTATTTTTTTAGTCGTCTTGTTCGCTAACTACTTAGCTTACAAATGATATTGTAATAAATTTATTAAAACTTGTCAACAGTTTGTAGTAAATTTATTAAATATTTTTTGTCATGCCTTAGAAAGGTTGATAAATCAATGTTTTTCACGTTTGAGAAAATCAAGGAATTGGCTGACAAACAAGGTATTTCGCTTAATCAACTTGAAGAGAAGCTTGGTTTTAGTAGAAATACTATCTACAACATGAAGAAGTCTACACCGAATGTGGAACGAGTTTCGAAAATAGCTGATTATTTCAATGTCAGTACTGATTTCCTTCTTGGTAGGACGGATAATCCACGAATTGCCAGCGATGAGACAGCTATCATTGACGGTCAAGTTGTGGATCTGAGGGAAGCAGCTGCCCATACCATGCTATTTGATGGTAAGCCACTTGATGAAGATGATATAGATTTTATTACAGCAGTCCTGTCTGCACACTTCAAAAATAAACAAAAGGATTGATTGCCTATGAAACTAGACCAACTCTGTAAAGAGTTTGGAGTGGAATTGTGCCTGTTCGATGCTAGCGATTGGCATAGTTCAGGATTTTACAATCCAATAACCAAGGTCTTAGGGGTTGATGTGAATTTGTCTGAGCAAGAGCAAAAACAAGTCGCCCTGCATGAGTTACAACATAAAAATCACTTTCCATACCAGTATCAACTCTTTAGGGAAAGATGCGAACTTGACGCAAATAGAAATATGATCCACCATCTTTTGAAGGAAGAATTGGAAATTGCTGAGGACCGCACTCAATTTAATTACCTGGTATTTATGGAAAAGTACAAATTAAAGACAATAGCTGATGAGGCTATGATCAAGGAAGAGTATTTGAATTTAGTTGGATAAAATACGTGCTCCCCTGAATCACGAATAAAAGCAGGGTAGGAAGATAGTTGTTATGGCATTATTTGGTGGGAAAGACAAAGAACCCGAAGTAGAAATTTTTACAGCTGAGCCAAACGAGCGAGTTTTTGAGTTTAAGAAATCAAAGACGATAGTAAGAATAGATGACTACTTTATCAGAATTGCAAGAAAAAGTAACATGTCAAATATGCTTCTACATGGACTTGATGGCGAAAAATCAATTTTGTTATCAGAAATAACTGCATATCAATTAAAAGAGCCTGGGGCAACGGTTGGATATCTACAATTGGTATATCCTGGATCAGCAGATACTAAAGGTGGTGTATTTGATGCCGTTAAGGATGAGAATACAGTCACTTTTGTCAAAGAAGATAAACAAGCTATCTTAGAATTGAAGATAGCTATAGAAACCGCCTTGAAAAATAAGGTTAAAAAATAAATAAAAAAGCCCTACGCTCAAATTTTGGTCGAGGAGAGCGTAAGGCAAGTTCGTATAAGAAAAATTGCCAATCTGGCAAGTCTTTTCTTGTACCCATTTTATCAGAAAATGAGGTAAAAAACAAATGGCATCGTATCGAAAAAGAGAGAACGGACTGTGGGAATACCGTATTTCCTACAAAACCATAGATGGAAAATATAGACGGAAAGAGAAAGGTGGTTTTAAAACCAAGAAGCTTGCTCAAGCAGCAGCGTTAGATGTCGAGAAGAAATTGACCCAAAACATTCTGACTGACGGAGAAGTGACTCTGTATGACTTTGTTAAGACTTGGTCAGAGGTCTATAAGCGTCCATATGTCAAAGATAAGACTTGGGAAACCTATACAAAGAATTTTAGACACGTTAAGAATTACTTCCAAGAGATGAAGGTCAAAGATATTACACCGCTTTACTATCAGAAAAAGTTGAATGAGTTTGGAGAGAAATACGCTCAAGAAACTCTTGAAAAATTCCACTACCAAATAAAGGGGGCTATGAAAGTAGCTGTTAGAGAAGAAGTCATTCGTTTTAACTTTGCTGATGATGCGAAGGTGAAATCTCAAATTGCAATTAGAGATGAAGAGGATGACTTTTTGGAAGAACATGAACTCAAGGCTCTCCTAGCCCTCACAAGAGAGAAAGTCAGGTATGTAACCTATTTCACTCTCTACCTTCTTGCAGTCACAGGATTGCGTTTTTCTGAGGTAATGGGTCTAACCTGGAATGATGTTGACTTTGAAAATGGCATACTGGATATCAATAAAGCGTTTGACTACTCAAACACTCAAGATTTTTGTGCGTTGAAGAATGATCCGTCAGAAAGAAAAGTTCCGATTGACTCAAAGACAATAGAGGTTCTTAGAGAATATCGGAAAAATCATTGGCAAGCTAACATCAAAAATAGGATATGTTTCGGTGTATCTAATTCCTCGTGTAATAAGATAATTAAAAAGATTGTTGGCAGGCCTGTCAGAAACCATAGTCTAAGGCACACATACGCATCATTCTTGATATTGAATGGGGTTGATATTGTTACCATATCCAAGCTTCTTGGTCACGAAAGTCCAGATATTACTCTGAAAGTTTATACACACCAAATGGAAGCACTGGCTGAGAGAAATTTTGAGAAAATCAAAAATATTTTTTTAGTCGCATAA